AGTTTAAGAAGATCGGTGAACGTGAAGAAGAACTAGCACCAGGTGTTATCACAGTGCAAGGTTCGAATGGTAAAGTATACACTATCGAAGATGGTAAGTGTAGTTGTCCGGGATATACATTTAGGGGAAATTGTAAACATGTTAAATAAAGTAATTAAAACGGTTGCTGATGTAACCATAATCGGATTAGTAGGTCTCGCATTAGTATCCTGTGCTTCCGGTGGCGGCTCCGCCGCGCCGCAAGTTCAAACTGCTGTCGCGCCGGCGCCTACGCAATCCACACCCACTGACCAACGACATGAGTTTGATTCGTGGACTAAAACGTATTCTACAAACTTGTCGGGATATACATCTAGTGTAACACACAAATTTGATATGACTGATTACACTACTACTGGTCTACCTGCTCCTACAGAAAAATATAAAATAGCAGACTATGGATTTTTCCGTTCTACTATTACTGGAACACATGTAGGCTATGAATACAACGACACAGATGTTGCTAATACTTTCCCACAATTTGGACAAGTTATTAGAGCAGATTTGAATGGTGATGGATGGCAAGATTTTTATATGGCGTTGTGGACAGGCAATGACAGGTTAGAATTTGAGCCAAATAGTTTCTTGTTTGCGTTTTTAAATGACGGTGATGGTAACTTTGTATTAAGTAATGATTTGTTTCCAGAAGGCAATCCTTGTTTTAGAGGATCAGACTGCGACAATAATACTGAACATCAAAAAGGTTTAATAGTTGCAGACTTTAATGGCGATGGTATTGATGACTTGTATCAAGGCACTACACTTGTACTAAGCGACAACGGAAAGTTTTATGACAAAGGTGATACACATCTACCTATGGAAGAACTATTTGACCAGTGTATGGTAGGTAGTTATAATAGTGGATGTTTTTCACATGATGCAGATTTCGGTGACGCTGACGGTGACGGAGATATGGATATATTTACTGCAATTTCATCGGCTCATGTTGAAAACTACCCTATGGGTTGGGCAATGCTTATTAATGACGGTGCAGGTAATTTTACTGCAAACAAAAAGTTTCCAACACAGGCGGCAAATGTGTTTGCCACAGCGGCTACAATCGGTGACTTTGACAATGACGGGCACGGTGATGTAGCAGTTGGATGGTTTAAAACAGAAGAAGCCGCCGCAAACGGATTTGCTGAAACATACGAAAACAGTTCGGGTGCAGTATTTTGGAATGATGGAAATAACGATTGGCGTAATAGAGGCTGGACTGAATTACCAGACAACTACTATGGTACAAACGGAAATGCAAATGATATAAAAGCATTTGATTTTAATGGGGACGGTTTACTAGACATCATACTTGCATCTACTAAACATGATCCTTATTATGATGGCAGAGCTGTACAGTTTTTCTTAAACAACGGAGACGAAACATTTAGCGATGTCACAAGTACTGTTAATCCAGACACAAAGTATGTTAACGGATTATGTCCAAATTCATCTGGGCCTTGTTATTGGAATGGTGAAGGTAATTTAGAAATATTAGACTTTGACGGTGACGGAGATTTAGATATCGTAGACACTGTGTTTGGTACTTACGCACTGATTAACGAAGATGGTACATTCTCGATATATGATGACTTTCCTAAGTTCGATGACTATGCTCCTTACTTCCCAGTAGAAATAGACAACAAGTACTTTTACGACTTTATTGCATCAACAACAACTTTTAGTGATACAGAAAGTGTGCAAACATTCTTCCAAGTATTAGATCCACCATTAATGGAAATGATGTTGGAAATTACTAACAAGCCTAAAGCATACGTTGATGAAATATTTAAAAGCAAAATGTTGTTTACTGACTTACGACAGAATCAACGTTCAACATCTTTGTTTGCTACAGATATGGAAACATTCGGTATGGCAGGCTACACTCATAGAACAGATACATTTGGATTTAGTGCAGGAAAACTTACAGGAGATAACAATGGCAGTTTTGTTGGATTTGATTATGTGGATGACAATATACATTTTGGCATTAACTATGTGGACAACACTATGTCTTTACTGAACCCTACAAAGCACTACGGCACAGGTTCAGCTGATGTTGATTACAGCACCGTTAGTATTTTTGTAGAGCAAGTAACATATATAAATGACACATGGTATACGTCCTATGGTGCAGAAGCATACCACACAGATGTAAACGGATTCACTGAACAAAATAGTACACACAATGTTACTGTTGATTCGTTTAGTATGGTAGATGGAAAATTGTTTGCAGATATCACAGGCAAGTTTAATTCTAAACTTGGCACAACTTATGTGAGTTTAGGTTATGATTTGTATCGTAGTTTAGACAGTACTACTGTAGGATTTGCAGATGTATTAGAGTATGATTCATCACGTGAATTAGACTTAGGTAAGTTTTCGGTATTACACCGGTATAACTCTTTTTATGCAAGAGCATCTATGAACACAGAAGAGTATAACACTTTTGAAGTAGGATTCTTGCTTAATTGGTAGGTATTACACTTGGTATTACACTTTTACCCGGGCGGCATGTTTGGAACATCACCGCCCCAATTTGCTTCTCCGCCCTCATTTTCTCCCCAATCATCGCCATCGTAACTAGCACCCTTATCTCCACTTTTAATTTTGTTATATCTATTAAGAGTTTTGATTAGAGTCTCTCGCTCAACAGGACTAAGTTGCCATGCCTCAGTGTAAGACACAGCACCCTCGCTAAATATTGCCAGCTCTGCAACTTGACGATTGATTAATTTCTGTTCTTTATCGAGTCTGCCTAGATAGCCTGTAATTTCTTCAGGCTTTGCTGTTCCTAGGAACCCGTGAAAAAATTTACAGGATCAAAGTTAATAGGTGCTTCGAATGTGTTATCACATTTTTCACTTTGGCACTCTATTTGAATTTGCTGTTTAACTCCCTTAGAATTAATCTCATTAGTAAACTCTTCGATTTGCTTACCAGTTTCGTTATCTGTATTTTCTAAAAACTGTCTGATTTGAGCCGAGTCGCTAACAACTCCTTCATTACCTTCAGCATCTGTGTATCTAATTTCCTTAATGCTGTCGATAATCATCTCAAAGTTTAAGTCTGCTAATTTAACAAAACTAGTGTTGAATGCTTTTAATCTGTCCATATCGTCATCTAGTTCTGAAATAGCCTGCATACTTCTTGTACTTTGGAAACTGGCTAAACCAGCCTTAATTGTACTGCCGTATGAAAAAGGCAACGACACTAATATAAGACCGTTCGAAAGTTCTTTTGTATATTCACTATCAAGTGATTCCATTGTTGACAACGAACTATCAATACTAACTGTAACTGTACTTAATTCTTTACATTCAGGACATTCAGCATTAACCTCAACTTCATCGCCACCACTAGCACCACGAATAGCAATTAGTATTGCATCTACGTCTGCACTAAACAGTAACTTTGGCTTTTTGATTTCAGGAACACATGACTTGATTAGATTAGATACTGCTTCTCCATTCAGTAATGCGTCTGGATTTTTAAGCATAAGTTCGTCTTTTGTTGTCATAGGATAAATTGCAAACTCGCCACTTTCAGGCATAGTTACAATGTCATCGCTGTAAAATTTAGCACTACTAGGAAGATCTAAATACATCTTAGGCGCTCTAAAGTAAGCACTTAACGGATTACTTTGGTTTATATCTTTACTCATGTTTGCTCCATATAATTCTTTTGAATTAACTATGTACTTATTTATCTTCATTAACAATAGTTTTAATAGTTTTATTGAAACCTGATTAAAAGCAGTTTTAATAATAGTTGATAAATATGATTATCAAAAGAGGATAACCAAATTGGCAGTTTCATTTAATTTAGACGGACAAGCACTTACGTTCCCGGATTGGGCTAGTGAAGCCACCGCGGAGCAAATGTTAGACATCTTAAAAACGATGGCTAAACAATCAGGTGCATCTCAGAAAGACCAAGCAAAAGCAACAGACAGTGCAAAACGTGTACTTAACGAAATCAAGAAAGGCAATGAAACTGCAGGGCAGTCTGATGACGAGCAAAAGAAACGTGATGAAAAACTATTAAAAGAGACAAAAGAGTTTGGTAGAGATCTCCGAGAAGTTGGAAAGTCCTTAGAACAGTACAAGATGGACAAAGAGTTTGATGCTAGTTTTTTAGGAACTCTCAAAAACTCATTTGAAAGTGAAGGTGAGAATGTCGGCAAGGCTATTATGGTTACTGCTGAACACATGTACAAAGGTGCCGCATACATAGGCGGTGCAGTAATGCAGTACGGTTCCGCCCTAGGTCAATCCATACTAGGAGCAGGCGAATCCTTAAATGACTTGTCCAAAGTTGGTGTTGGTTTTAACGACACATATCAAGGCATGGCAGATAGTGCCGGTTTAGGTGTTAGCCAACTAGCAGGTTTAACAGGCAGTTTCGCAGGAGCGGCTGACCTTATAGGCAGGAGTTCAAAAGTTGTTGCAACACAAGGCATTGAAAAGTTTAGTGCAACAATGAAAAATGCGGCAGATATATCCGAAGAATTGGGTATGAACTTAGAAGATAGTTTAGGCGCATTCGGTGACGCACTTACTAGACGTCAGCAATTTATGAATGTTGGTAACATAAACCAAGGTCGAATGAATCAACAAATTGCTAAAACAACAAAAATGCAGATGGCGTATGCTACTGCAATAGGTGTGTCTACAGAAGAAATGCAGGCATTTGTCGACAGTTTAGTTAAAGACAACGGTTTACTATCAGCATCTTTATTAAGATTCGATGACGCAGTAAGAAATGATGTTGTTGCAGGTATAGAAGTATTTGCAAGTGGTATGGCGGCAATGGGTGGCCAAGCAGGACAAGATATTGCATCAGCATTCCTAGATGCAGGTACGGCTGGCGCAATTGGTATGAGTGATGCGGCAATAGGATTTACACGAGCATTACCTAGTTTACAAGGCCCAATGAATGAGTTTGCTCAGGCAATGAAAGACGGCACACTGACACAAGAGCAGTCCAAGAATATGGTCAATACTCTTACTAGCGAATTAGGTAATTTAAGTGCAGGTGAGAAAAATCGTATATTCCAAATGGCTAAAATCGGCGACGAGTCTGCTAAAACAATGGCTAATGCTATTACACAGTTCGAACAAAGTGAAGATAAATTAAAAGAAGTTAATGAAAAGTTCGGCACAGCATTTAACATGGACACGGTGCAAACAGGCACGAACCAATTTAACAAAATTATGACAAACCTTACTGGTGGCATGTCGAATGCATTCTACAGTATGTTTGCAAACCCAGAAGTAATGACAGTTATTGAAGAAGGCATGGCTGAAATATTCAGTCTCTTCGGAATGGGTGTTGACGACGTCGGCACAGCGGCAATGAATTCCGCGGATATGGTCAGCGGCATGATACCTGCTATTAAAAGTTTTGTAAGTTTTGTTGTAGACGTAGGTAAAGATATTGCAGGATTTTTTGCACAATTTAAAACAGAAGAAGGTTTTGACATTAGTGGAATGTTTAAAGCATTGGCAGGCAAAGCCACTGGATTATTATTTGACGGTATAAAATACTTTGTAGCCATATGGCTTGGTGCAACAATTGCCACACACTATGCAAAAACTGTATTAGGACCTCAAATATTAACTTTTGCCAAAGGTATGTTTGCAAAACATGGACCTGCCGCAATGCAACTGGCTAAAAATGCACTTAACTACTCCAAAGGTATGTTCGCACAAGGCGCCACAGCAGGCAAAAATATTCTTAATAATTCTATTTCTTATGCAAAAACTGTATTCAACAGTAGCGGTGCAAAAGGTGTAGCAAGTAAAGTAATGGGATATGCTAATGTGTTTGGACAAGCAATATTCAGTAAGTCAAAAGATGTTGCAAGTAAAGTTGCGTCTTTGGCAACTGGATTTATGAGCAAAATTACAAAAGGTGGAGCACCAGATGTTGTAGGAAAAAGTATGTCGGCCCTAGGTGATAAAGCAAAAGCACTAGTGCCAGCAGGATTAAAAGACAAAGTAAGTAACATGGGCGGCAAAGTCGGTGGCATGTTAAAAGGTGCATCAGACAATGCAGATAAAGCCACAATGCCAATGGGCAAGAGCGGTGGCTTCTTAAAGTCAATAGCAGATGCAGTTAAAAAATTCGGCGATAACAAAGTTCTTAAGGGAGCGGCGGCTATTGCATTATTGGGTGCTTCAGTTGGTTTAGCAGGTGTTGGACTTAAACAGTTTAATGAGGTAGACTTTACATCATTAATAAAAGGCACATTAGCATTAGGTGGTTTAGCCGCATTGGCAAATGCATTAGGCAAAGGTTCAACTGCAATGATTAAAGGAGCGGCGGCAGTTGCTCTATTAGGAGCGTCAGTAGTACCAATGGCATATGGATTGAGTCTAATGAAAGATGTAGGATTCGATACAGTATTGACTATGGGTGCTGGACTTGTAGTACTTGGTGCCGCGGCGGCGGGACTAGGGTTTGCATTACCATTTATACTAGCAGGTTCTGTAGCAATAGCGGCATTAGGATTAGCACTTGTACCGTTCGGCATAGCACTTAATTTAGTTGCTAAAGCCTTACCGGCATTCACTGACAGTATGGCGCAGATGTCAGAAGTTGATGGCATGGGATTATTAAAAGCATCAGGTGGAATGTTAGCAATGGGTGGAGCAATGGCATTAATGGCACCACTATTACCATTCATGATGTTGGGTGCATTAGCGGCTCCGTCAATTCGTGCATTAGGCGAATCATTACTAATAATGAACTTGATAGATTTTAATAACTTATCCTACGCCGGAGATGCACTTGCTAGCCTAGGTGCAGGTATGTCGGCACTAAGTGGCGGATCATTGATGAGCGGAATCAAAGATGGCATAGGTTCGCTGTTTGGAGCAGATAGTCCTGTGGATAGACTTAAAGGATTTATTGGCGAATTATCTAATTTAGATATAGGGCCTCTTTTATCGACAGCATTCGCATTTGATTTGTTACTGACATCAAGTGATAGACTACAAGAATTCGGTGATAATCTTTTCATTGTTTCTATGTACACAGAACCGTTTGTTGAACAAATGGACAATTTGTCCCTTAGTTTATTGCTAATGGGTAAAGATCCATTTGCACCATTTAATACATTAGGTACTCACGCAGAAGGTATGACAATGTTCGCAACAAGCGCCGAACAACTTACAGCCGCATTAGACAATATAGAATATGGTTATATAAGTGACGGTTTCTATGACATAGCAGATTCTGTAGAAGCAGTTGCAGACAGCATGTCACAGATTAGCATGGGCGACATGCTTAAAATGGGTGCAATGAAATTAATTGGTCCTAGCAAACAGGAACGAGCGGCAACCGAACAACAAGACGCAGTTAAAAATGTAGCATTTGACAAATTGCACGGTGACGATATGATGGGCGGTCTCACAGGACTAATGGACAGTATTACTGCCAAGAGCGGTGCTAATGCTATGAGCGCCGGCGCAGACCCGTTAAGTCAAATTTTAAAGCGTCAAACAGAATTAGGTGCGGCAGGTGTTAATGTTGATTCAGAAGCACTCCTTAGTGGTGACGGTGCAAGAATTGGCGAGGCAATGCAAGATGTTACAAGACAATTACAAGCACAAATTGACATGTATAAAATGCAAAACGAAACAGGTATTGTTGCAGACAGTGTTCCTACTACAGCACAAGCAGTAGCCGAAGTTGCAGAAGCAACAAAAACGCAAAACACCACTACTCCTCAAATGGTTGAAAAAGATGCTATGTCTGGCAACATTGGTGCTGGCATGTCACAAGAAGAGTTACTTGTAGAGTTAGTTAGATTAACGCAAATTAACACTAACTTACTCAAGAAAGGCAACAGAATTACTGCTGACATAGAAGTTTAATAAAACCTTTTCCGTTTTGATTGACATTATTCCAACGAAGTGATAAATATACACATATAAAGAGGATTTTATGGCTACTTGGCGAAAATATTTTAACAGTTCAAACGGTGGATTACCTGTAAATGTAACAGGCAATAACACCGATGGATATAGTGCAACACATTCAAGATACAGCAGTTGGCTCCCAGAAGTTTATGCTGGCAGTCCTAACAGGTTAATGAGATACATGCAGTATGACCAAATGGACAACGATTTAGAAATTAATGCGGCACTAGACATTCTTGCAGAATTTTCTACTCAAGAAGATGACACAACAAAAACTCCGTTTAAGTTTAAATTTAATGAAGACCCTAGTGAAACTGAAATGAAAATTTTAAGTAAAACACTAGACCAGTGGAACAACTTAAATGATTTTAGTCGTAGAGCTTTTAAAATGGTAAGAAGTACATTAAAGTACGGCGACCAGTTTATGATTAGAGATCCAGAAACATATAAATTATATTGGACAGATCCAGCAAACATTGAAAAGGTTGTGGTTAACGAAAGTAAAGGTAAGAAGATTGAAACTTACTATGTTAAAAACCTAGAAGCAAACTTTGAACAACTAGCGGCAACATCAGCCGCGGCTATCCACTCCAGACCATATGGCGCAGGCGGTGGAATGTTAGCAGGCGGAAATATCGGAGCCAGTGCTGGTAACTATAAATTACAAAACGATCCAAGTCAGGGTGCAAGTCAAGGCATGCCAGTTGATGCAACACACGTTGTACAATTAAGTTTAACAGAAGGCATGGATCATAACTGGCCCTTTGGTATTAGTATTTTAGAACCAGTATTTAAAGTGTTCAAACAAAAAGAATTATTAGAAGATTCGATTATTATTTACAGAGTGCATAGAGCACCTGAAAGAAGAGTGTTTTTTATTGACGTAGGTAATATGCCTCCTCATAAAGCACAGCAGTACTTGGAAAAAATTAAATACGAAGTACAGCAAAAACGTGTTCCTAACAAAAACAAGGATGGAGCAAACGTAGCCGATGCGGCATATAATCCAATGAGCATGTTAGAAGATTACTTCTTTGCTCAAACGGCAGATGGAAGAGGATCAAAAGTTGACACTTTACCTGGTGGCACAAACTTAGGTGAGATTGACGACTTGAAATACTTTAACAATAAACTGTTAAGAGGACTTAGAGTACCTAGCAGTTATTTGCCTACTGGACCAGATGACGGAACAGCACAACACAATGACGGTAAAGTTGGCGTAGCATATATTCAAGAGCACCAATTCTCAAAATACTGTCAGCGTTTACAAAGACAAATTATTAGAAATTTAGATAGAGAATTTAAAATGTATCTAAATTATAAAGGAATTGAACTTGACAACAGTACATTCAGTATTGAGTTTACAGATCCGCAAAACTTTAGTAGTTACAGAGAGTTGGATTTAGATACACAACGAGCTCAACTGTTTACAAGTTTAGAAGCAGTACCATATTTAAGTCAGCAGTTCAAGTTGAAAAAGTACTTAGGTCTTACAGAAGAAGATATGAAAGACAACGAGCACTATTGGAAACAAGAGAACAAGTATAGTACAGCAAATGCAGGAACGGAAGATGTTGGATTAAGAAATGTAGGTGTTAGACCTGGTCCAAGTGCAGACTTAGACATAGACACACCAATAGATGATATTCCAGATCCTGAATTAGATGTAGAAACTCCAGATGTTACCCAATTAGATCCATCTGGGACACCGGGAGAACTATAATGAAATTAAATGAATTTTATAATCCACAGAATGATAGATCAGCAACAAGAGACTTTGACGATACTCGTAAAACTAAAATTACTTTAGAAACTTTAAACAAGTTAAGAAAGTACAGAGAGTTAAAGAAGAAAGAAAATATCGAGCAGGCAGAGTTTGCATCTATCATGTATTCTAAAGCACAAGAATCAGACGCCGGCGCACTATAAATGAAAATAGCAGTATGCGGCTGTAGTTGGTCTAGTCGTGATATAGCATACCCTGACTTAGAATTTGGAAAATTAATAGCAGACTACTATGATGCTGAATATATTAATTTAGCCAAACCTGCTTGTAGTAATCCTGGCATAGCACTTCAAATAGATTATATTCTAGACGGTAAAATGGGCAGTCTTCCTGACCTAGTAATAATTAATGGTACCACAGTAACAAGAGCAGAACTTAAATTAAACAGCAAACGAAGATTTGATCCAAAAGATAGTTGGGATAATGTAGCATTTAATATGCTGTTAGGTGAAAAGTTTAGAGATGAACATGCACCTGGTTATGGTAAAGGATACGACCCTAGCATTGTTGTCGATAGTTACTCTACTATATTCGGAGAGGACATGACTAAGAAATTAGGCGAAGGTCATTTCCATCCAAGATACGAAGATGCATTCACTCCAGCATCCTATGAAGCATTTAAAAAATGGTTTTTATACTTCTTTGATGCAGATTTAGAAAGATATAAACAACAACTAATACTGTTTGGTTCCTTTTTAAAACTAAAAAAGAAAGGCGTTAAATTTATTTTTTGCCCAAATACATTTGATTGGGCAGAGGATTTATACCTACAAAAAGACAAGCCTAGTACAGAGAATCCTGAGAAAGCAGTAACTTGGGAAACACTTGAAAATGATGAATTACTATATTCAGGAATAGCAGAATCACTACATTTAGCAGATGAAATATACGGCAGTTGGGATAAGAGTCCAGGTACAGCAATTGACAATCATATGCCCATGGAGTGTCATATGGACTTTACATACAAAGTTATTTCCCATATAAATCAACACGGTTTGGCTAAATAAAAGCATATACAAAAATACTAGAACACCCACATCAAATCAAAAAAGCAGTCAAAAAAGCCTGTTTTTTCCACAAAAACACATCTTTTAATAAGTAAACATACATTATATTATGTATACTCACGAAAGTGTCTACACATAATCATTTAAATGAAAAACTTTTATTATATTAGGAGCTCATAATGTCAGAACGCAGTAAACTAGAACAGGTTTTAGAATTCCTACTTGCGGAAGATAACGAGCGTGCCGAAGAGCTACTTCACGAATATGTCGTTGAAACTGCTCGTCAAGAGTACGAACGTATATTGGACGAAGATGAAGTAGTCGAAGAAACCAAAGAAGACGACGAATCAGAAGAAGAGGCTGTTGAAGAATCAACAGAGGAAGACGAAGAGGAAGCAGTCGAAGAAACTATAGATCAAGCAGATCCTGAAGCAGATTTTATCTCAGATGTTGAAGAAGCAGATGACGAAATTGAATCAGATGAAGTTGGTGAAATGGAAATGGACGGAGAAGGTGAAGAGGAAGAAGGTGAAGAAGAAGAGTTGGAAGACAAAGTCGACGAACTTGAATCAGAACTAGAAGACCTAAGAGCTGAATTTGAAAAATTACTTTCAGACGACGAATCAGGTGACGAAGAAATTGAAGGTGATATGGAGCCTATGGGTGACATGGAACCAGAAATGGAAGAAGAATCAGTTGAATATGATTTAGACGAAGAAGTAGCAGAAGACGATGACGAAGTTGTCGAAGAAGCAACTAAACTTCAAGACGCAGTAGCGGCACCAAAAGGTGGCGATGCAGGCGAAGGTGAATCACCATTCACAAAACAGCCAAAAGGCACAGCAGTAAGTTCACCTAACGGTGCTGGTAACCCAGTTAAAACTACTGACGGTAGCGACGGTAACAAAGGCGAAGGTGCTAAAGTTAACCCAACTACTGACAACATTAAAGTTGAGCCTAAAAAGGCGTAAGGCTTTTTTATACTAGGAGTTTTTGATAGTGCGTAAATTATACGAATATATGAGTCCAGAACAAAGTAAGATTCGATTACTTGAATCAAACGATGGAAAAGACTTATTCATGCAAGGATTATTCATTCAAGGTGATGTAAAGAACCAGAATGGAAGAGTATATCCGAAGGATGAGATTCAACGTGCTGTCGAAAACGTTACTAGTAGATTAGGTAAAGGCGAAACTGTGATGGGAGAGTTAGATCACCCAGAAGAGTTACAAATTAACCTAGACAGAGTAAGTCATATCATTACAGAAATGGAATGTGATGGCTCAAATGGCCTAGGTAAACTTAAAATTATAGATACACCAATGGGCAATATTGCAAAGGCTTTATTAAAAGCAGGCGCAAAATTAGGCGTATCCAGTCGAGGGAGTGGTAATGTTAACGAAAGCGGTAAAGTTTCCGATTTTGATATTATTACTGTAGATATAGTCGCCCAACCAAGTGCCCCGGATGCCTATCCAAAGACCATTTATGAGTCTTTGTTTAACATGCAAGGTGGTAGCATGATACATACTATTGCCGAAGACTATACACATAACAAAAACCCAGATGTTGAAAAGCATCTAAGTAAACAAATCGTTAATTTTATTAACGAATTAAAATTGAGGTAGGAGACTACTATGGCAGTAAACTTTAAAGACCTTATCGAGTCTAGCGATATGAACGAAGAAGTTCGTACAAGTATCGTTGAGGCCTGGGAAAGTCGTCTTGCCGAAGCCCGTGAGGAACTAACAGCAGAATTAAGAGAAGAGTTTGCTCAAAGATATGAGCATGACAAAGGCTTAATTGTTGAAGCAGTTGATGGGTTTATCAAACAAAGAGTTGAAGCAGAAATGCTTGAACTTGCTGAAGATAAACAAGCAGTTGCAGAAGAAAGAGTTGCTTACAAAAAGGCTGTTAGCGAACACTCTGTAAAATTAGAGAAGTTTGTCGCTGAACAACTTGCAAAAGAAGTTAAAGAGTTAAGAGCAGATAGAACTAACGTTCAATCACATGTTACTAAACTTGATGATTTTGTAGTTGAGCAGTTAAGCAGTGAACTCAAAGAGTTCCATGCAGACAAGCAGGCTTTAGTAGAGCAGAAAGTGAAAATGGTAAGAGAAGGCAAGAAACAACTTGCTGAATCGAAAGCAGATTTCATTAAACGTGCCGCTGACAAGGTTGAAACTGTTGTTAACAAGATTGTAAAAGAGAATGTTGCAACGTTTAGAGACGATATCACAGCCGCAAGAGAGAACGATTTCGGTCGTAGAATATTTGAATCATTTGCTAATGAGTATAGATCAAGTTACTTGAACGAAAGCTCAGAAGTTAAAGATTTACAAAAAGAAATAGCTGAAGTGAATAAACAGTTAGCAGAAAGTAAAGCACAAGTTGAAGCGAAAGCAGAAGCAACTGCAATTACTGAAAGCAAACTAAGAGTAGCAGAAGACAAGTATGCTCGTAAAGAGCAGTTGGACTCGTTACTTAAACCTTTAGCAAAAGGAAAGAAAGAGATAATGGTGGACCTTCTTGAAAGTGTAAAAACTGAAAATTTAGAGAAGCAGTTTAATAAGTATCTTCCTAGTGTTTTAGACGGCGAAAGCACACTTAAAGAAGATCGTAAACCATTAAAAGAATCAGTGACATCAGAACACACTGGTAATAAAAGCGTTCAGCCTTCAACTGAAGATGAACAGGGCGTAGTCGAAATTGACGAAATCCGTAAATTAGCCGGACTTTCAAATTAGGAGATAAGAAATGGCAGAATTATTTGAAAGCAATTGGTCAGCAACTAAGGATGCACTACTTGAGGGTTTAAGTGGTTCACGTAAAAGTTCACTAGATGTGGTCCTTGAAAATACTAAGAGACATCTTCAGGAATCAGCTTCAGGTGGAGCGACTCAGGCTGGCAATATTGCTACATTAAACAAGGTAATGTTACCTTTGATCAGAAGGGTTATGCCTTCAGTGATCGCAAACGAA